TGGTAGTTAGCTTGGTTTCGTAAAGCATCTCCTTGACAAAGGTCTGTTTCTCGTGAAACCCTACCTTGACTAAAGCAGTTGGTACTGAGTAACCAAAGTCTAAGCCATAAACCGTTTCGCATTCATCTGGGAACTGACCTTGCCTCCAATGGGTATAGATAATCTCTGAGGACTTACCCCTCTCCCCCAACCCGAAAACTTTCCAGAGGTTCTCGTCTGCATCTTTCAGACTTTCAATCTCTTGTACCTGCTCATTTGGCAAGAAGGGATTGTCTTTGTAGGTTGAGTGGATTAAAAGGTTAGTATCTCTATCAGCGACATCGTACACCCAGCTCATCTCATCGACTGGGTTAAAGTCTAAAAAGATGGTCTGCTTGGTTCTAAGGGCTAACTGCTGGTAAATAGAGTGGGGCAAAAGATTGGCCTCGTTTATATACAAGATATCTCTGCCTGGTCCTCTAACCTTACCCGAGTCCTCAGCCCCAAAGAACTCTATATAAGAGCCATTAGGGTAGTGATAGACATTATCGGTCTTGTTAAAGTTGTCATCTGAGTAGATGCCAGCATCTTCGAGTATCTTTAGGATATCTCGCCTAGCACCTCTCTTTAAATGAGGTAATGATGGACTAACCACCGAAATCGTTGCTTTCTCCTTATGCGGTATGAAAAGAGCTAAAAGCTGAGATATTGAATAGGTCTTGCCAGATCGGGTAGAGCCTTGGTTGGCTATCACCCTATACTTTTTTGCCTGATAGGCTAGTAAGTTCCTTTCAAATACACTAGTATATCGTATCTCAACTTGTTTCATTGACAGGCTTGAATATTATGTTAATGCCACCATCAACCTTAATATCTTGCTCTGCCTTTTCTTTCTGACCTAACCTTTGCTTGCCTAACCAGACTAACATGGTTCGGTCTTTATCTTTGACTGCGGTATCAAACTGCACTTTGCGTAGTAATGATTCCCCAGCCGCTTGCTTTTCTTGCTTAAATGCCACAAAATCTACCCCTAAATCAGACTTACATCGTTGATATAGAGTGTTTTCGTGAACTCCTATTTGTGCTGCAATTTCGACACCGGAACAGCCTGCCATCAGGTATTCTGCAACAAGGTCCCAGTCTATGGTGGTTAGTGATGACAATTATTTTTTCTTTTTGGGTAGTTTCTTGCCTTTGCTCTTTTTATTCCACTCATCTACATTAACCCCTTGCTTTTCAAGTTTTTTCTTGTTTAGGTTAAAGTAGGCTGCTTGGGCTCTTGATTTGTACGGCATAAGTAAAAAAGCCCTCAACCCCGAAAGGTTGAAGGCTCGTTGATTTTTTACCCTTTATTCACCCCCTAATATACGAAAAATTATTGAATCTACCAAATCTAAGTAGCATTACTTATCAACATCAGTATTCCATTGACTAAGTATTCGGACCAACTCTAGCATTATTCCTTGCCCTCCTGATGTCATTAGTGGATGGACACCATCTAAACACTTAACCTCTAAAGATGCATCTGCTGGACAAAATAAGTGTTTTGCCTTACATAACATAGGGATATCCCATGCTGAGTCTCCAATGGCGATTTGGTAGTCAAAGGGAATAGTCTCTTTATTTCGTATAATGTGCAATTGTGCCCCTGACCTTCTAAGGTATGCCTCTGCACCTGGCCAAGAAGATGCAGTTACCAAGTGGACCTGGAACCCCATTGAGATTAGCTCTTTGATGGCTCCGATGTCCTTATTATTAAAAGACTTAATGATGTCTCCTTTATGGTCAACCCAGATTTTGCCATCTGTTAGGCAGCCATCAATATCACAGCAGATTACCATGTTTATTTTTTTATGATCCAATAATACCAATCCCGACCTAACAAATTGACTGTTGCAAACTTATGTGGAGGCCATGCAATAATGGTTTTTGACTTCTTGCCTAAAATTACCATGCAGCCATGATCATCTAATGATATATCCCATTGATGGAAGCCTTGCCAGTTCTCATGTGTTGCCTCGTTAAAAAACCCTTGCACAATTAGATACCCGCCAGGCTTAACTGCTTGTAATAACAAATCCAAGGCCTTTCTGGTCTCTTGAGTATGGTCTAAGGCATTTGAGATATGTACAATGTCAAACTCATTCTTAAAGGGCAGTTCCTCGGCTGGGTATGGTAGTGGGGCTTTTAGCTTATGCCTCTCAAAGTCAAATATTAGTTTGTAAAGATCTCCAAGTGGGTCGCAAGCAGTTACATTTACTAACCCATTTAGTATTGAGCAGACTCCCGAGCCGACATCTAATACTGTATCATGTGGAACACTTTTGATAAAGTCTGCCACCTCTTGATTAAGTTCTGGGGTTTTAACTTTACCTACCCATCCCTTTAGGAATCGATCGGTCTTTACAAATTGCTGCCAAAAGGCTAATTCATGATAAATTCCATGTAGTTCTAGTGTTGTCATTTGTTATATGTTTCGTTGTAGTATTGTTCTGCTTCTAATACTGTTTTGCGTCTTAATAATCCATTTTGGTTACAGATAATAGCATTTTTTATCTGTTCTTTCTCCATTGCTTTAGCTTGTTCCAATAGTTCCATTTTAGGTAATGCTCCACTACGAAACTGTGCATATAACCATTCTACTGCTGTTTGTTGTGCCATAGTTTATTTGTTTTGATTTAAATAATGGTCAACTACTTGAATAGAATCAAATTCTTCTCCAATTGGATTTTCCCACATAAAAAATCCTTCTATGTCTGTTCCTGTTGAATAATGTTTTAATACCCATCTTAATAACCTAACCATATTCCCTCTTTCATCTTCTAATAATTCTTGTGCTTTTTGCATAATTTCATATCCTTCTGACGTTTTATCATATTGTGGTTTTTCGTTAAACCATTGCATTAATTCTTGTACTGCTGTCATATTATTTGTTTTATTTAGGCCATAAATCTTGTTGCCAGTTTTTACCCCATTTTTGCAGCATGTGTCTTTGACTAATAGGAGTCCAGTAGTTTCTGAGTTGCTTTCTTAGCTGACCAATAGGATGCTCTTGCTTATTTCTTAGATAGGTATGCCCGATGACTTGGCTATGATGCACCCCGACCTTTTTAGGTTTTACTCGATGACACCAGTCAAGGTCCATATAGTAATAAGGCAGCATTTCATCCAAAGGATTGTCGTTAAATACCTCCGCATTGACCATTGGGGCAGTCCATTCTATAAAAGGGGTCTCTTTGGGTTCGTGTCCGTTAGGCCATTGGAATCTGTGATCCGAGGTAGGCATAGCTGGATGGATGCTAGCCCAGCCAAGCCTCTCGCAAGCCATTGCCAGCTCGTAAGGCATCTGGGGATGGAATGTTACATTTGATACAAACCAATAATAGTCGGCCTCTTTGCCTCTTATTGTGTTGTAAGCCCTTGACATATTGCCTACCCCATCCCGACTGACTATCTCATAAGGTAAGCCAGTCTCTTGTATGCATTTTAAGGTCTCTAACCATTCTGGCTCTAAATACTCAAGGCCAACGATTAAGATTTTCATTTTATGGGGGTTAGGTGTACGATAAGGTTTCCATCTTTAGTATCTATATGCATGATAGCCCATAGCTTGTCAGTATAGCCAAACTTATGAGCCTCAGATAGGGTAAAATAGTTTATGAAAGTGTGCTTTCGGTAGCATCTTACATGAGTAGGGTCAGCAAACTGCAAGTCTGGGTTTGCCCCTGCCTCTGGGGTTTCTATGTATAAAGCTCCTCCCTTTTGTAGTATTCTATGGCTTTCATTCATAAAGTCCAGTAAGCTATTAAGATGCTCCACCACATGAATGGCAGATATCTCTGTCATGCTGTTATCTTTGAAAGGCCAAGGGGTTATATTCAAGTCGTGAACCACATCGACATTGTCAAACTTGCGACAATCAAGGAAAATGTCATTTTCTCTTTTAGGCCAGTTCGGACCGCATCCAACTATAAGCTGCATAAAATTTGATTAATTTTATTCATCCAATAATCCCAAGTATAAGTCTGGGTGTATTTGCGAATATTATCAGATTTTTCTTTTAGTTGGTCTGGATGATTTATGGCAAACATCGTGGCATCAAATAACTTGTCATAAGAGTAGCCAGTCTTAAAAGAGTTGTTATCATTCAAGTCATCATCACCCTCAATAATACTTCTTATTGTTACCGTTCCTTTTGTGCCAGCTTCTAAAGGGGCTGTTGATCGGGCATCATATTTTGTAGCCTTTACCATGATGGTTGCTTCCTCGTAAAGTCTGTTAATAGTAGCAAGATCAGGCTTGACTATGTATTCCTTATAGATATTGTCTTTAGCAGCTAATAAGCCATAGCCTTTTACAGTCCATCCCTTTTCGATTAGATTCTTGGCTACTTGTACGGCTATCTTTTCTGTGTCCTTTGCCATGTTGGTTGGCTCAGGGGATTCTAATAAGACTACTTTACCCTCTTTGGGTTTATGACTGATTGGGAAGTCATCTAAATTAACACCATTGCCTACATAGTGGATAGAACCTTTGCGGTTGTATTTGTTTTGTAGTAAGCGGATATTCCATTGGCTGATGGATATTAAGGGATAATGAGTGGTATAAAGTTTTATGCAATTCTTAAAAAAAGCCCCATTCGTAAGGTTAAACAAATGCTCTAACATTTGTAAAAAGACTATCTTTTTAACTGGCTTGTCCTTATCTAAGAGAAAAGCCCCATGAGGACTGGTTACGATTAACAAATCACTATTTTGTAATAAGGTTGTAGTATTGACAATCTTACAAGTGATGGTCATCCAATCGCACCTAACTGGACCCGCTTGGTTGTATAAAATAACCTTATGCCCAAAAGACTGCAATCTATTTGCCCATTCGTTAATGACTCTTATGCCGCCATGCCTAGAGTTGATGTTCGGGCTTTGTATAAAGATTCTCATTTTTCGTAGATTGACTTATCTGGGTAAAGGTTCTGCATTAATATCTTAAAGTCTGCATTTATAGTATAAGAACCAATACTAAAAAAAGTCTTGCCCACTAACTTACCTTGCCAGGTGCTTAGATTGTATTGATTGCTCAGCTTAAAGTCTGCCATGTACTCAAAGCCGCCCTCCTCGTTTTTAGTGTAAGCTGATTTTATGACATACTCTTGCTTCCAATCCAAGTCCAAGAGCTTGCCAAATCGGGCATTATTGTAAACTATCGGCACATGGATATCTGTGTAAAGGTCATTGCAGCCTGGTAGGTTAGCTGTGTTTGTGATGGCTTTCTTATAGAGGCCAGTCGCTTTCTCGGCCCATTGTTTACAGAGACCATCATACCAATACTTAAACTGATCTACTTTTAGGTCTTTTAGTAAGAAGTGGTCATCATTCCAAAAGAGAAAGTCAGGGGTATTGGTCATTTCACAGCCAGTCAGTATCTTTTGAAAGATGCTAAAGTTCTTGCGGCCTGGCACATCTGGGA